CCGGGTTTCAAACAGGTGTTTAAACCTATTTTAATTTTATTTATTTAAAATGAAATTTAATATTTTCCACCCCCCATGGTGTAAATATTCACATATAAAAGTGTGCCCTAGCCCCTACTAGGCCACACACTGTCCACATAGATTCTCGGGGGACCCACATACCCCAAAAGTGAGAAATCATCCCCAACTGCATTCATTATAATGACACCTCTATTATCAGGAACCGATAGAGCACCATCAAATGTAAAAACAGGTCGTGTGAGTCTGGAATTCTCACGTGTTGTGCGGCAATGAATGAATTTTAATGGTGTATAGAACGGCACTTCAATCTCTAGCGCACGTTGTTGCTTCAACTGCTCCAACTGAGCTCCAGGTAGAAGAGCATATCCCATGCTAGATCCTACATCATCCATACTCAACACAGTGGAAAAAGCTTGGTTATTAAAATAACCAGTTACACTATCACTATAATCCCAGCTACCATAACCCACAGCACCTTCCTCAACATCCATCATCGCGATTGCTTTCCAGCGCACAGACCCACGCATACCAACATAGGCACTGCTCCAATATTGAAGCGGTGTTGTTGCTGCGATATTATACCCAAGTCCTCCAACAGTGTTTGGCGCAAAGTTGAAAATCGTGATACCAGGATTGCTAGCACCAGTAGGGCCTCTCCAAACACCCCGATAGGGTAAATAGATAGCCAAACTTCTTGCACCAGTCGCACCATCTGGTATTGCCACAATATGGAAAGCAAACCGCTGCAGTAGTGCACGAATGCTTAACACTGACTCACCGAAATACATACCCAGTGTATCATCTGCATACGAGAAAGGGTTGTTCAAAACAATCCTTGTCTCTTTAGTTGTGCATTCTGACGCAGGCTCAACGAACATTGTCTCGAGTATATTTGAATTTGGAACAGCGAATCTAGCATCGTCCTCCATGTTTGAGAAAACCAACACATCAACTGGTGGTGGGGTTACCGCCTCAGGTCCACTCAACCTATTTAATACGTATACAGAGATGACCCCGTATGACGCATCATCAAGTCCAGAGAGGTTGAATGAAGCGAAATTAATCGTCTCCAAGTCGCCAGTTGACACGAAAGTGTTTATACCATTTGGAGTGACAGACAATGACACAGAATGATCGGTTGAGATGTCCAATATAGCACAGCGGTTCTCAATCAAAGAGTAGGACCCAGTATCATATGAATCAAACACAAACAACAGTCTACCCCTATGTAAAAAGGATGCAACCACGTCGAATGTGATTGTCATTGTCCCACTCCAGTAATTAAAAGGGAAAGCTGCAAACGCACTAGATGTGAAATTGTACCCACCTGTTCCTACTTCTTTAAACAACAACGGCTTCACTCGTATAGAAAATAAGTGAGTTGTAGGGGTATCACTCTCCTGCCACGAAAACTTAGTGAGATATGAACGTCGACACGCAATATGACACAATGACTCTGCATCTGCGTTGCGGTTCTCATTGAGTGGGTCGTACCCAACATACATACCTTGATCTTTATGAACTGACAACTTTGCACTAATGGTGGGAATATCGGACACCGCAGTATTACCAATGTTTCTCAAACGCATAAGACTAGGTTCAAAACCAATGTTTGTGCGGGAAAATCCTAGCACGGACGCAAGCGCCCCAACACACTCAGCGACGTTCTGAGCAACCGTACCAAACATCACAATTTTGTTGGTGATGTTGTTAATCTTATGGACTGCACTTGACTCAGAAGCTGGGCTTGCCAACACACTGCTTGTCGTAGTGCGGAGCTCAACGTCTTCTAAATGCATGGTGACCTGTAAATCACAATTTGACAACGGAGCATCGCCAGCGTAGCGAAGCACCGTCATAGAACGTATGTACAATAGTCCAGCCTCTCCATCTACCCATCCACCATTTGGTAATGTGGTGCTAACCATATCAATGTACTCTGACCTATACACAAAAGGCACACGCAATTCAACCTTATCCACTTCAGTGGAAAAGTATGTACACATTGTTTGTGACGCTAGTATATTATCATCAAACCCAGTATCATAATTCCCAAACGATCCATCATTGACACCCGAAATGGGACTCTTCCAATTAACAGCAGCCATGAACTTTCCGTAGAATCGCGGTGAAACATTAAAGTACACGTTCAGCACCACTGTGGCGCGTATATACCGGAAATGTACCAATTTGTCGCGAATGGTGGAGTTAGTCAAATAATCTCTCCAGAAATTGATAGTGTCATACACTGTGCCACCAGCAGCTACCGCGGCGCTATGGATTAGAATAGGTCTTTCAAGAAAAGATCCTAGATCAGTCTGCTCTGACGACCTGGCGCTTAGCACTCCAACGCGCATGTCAACTCTAGAGTCACCAAGTTCGGGCGCTCCAGATTGCAACGTCTCTGTCGTCTTGGATATTTGATCAGTGAAACCCTCCAAATCACGAACCTCAGACGCTGGTTCAACAGTGGCTGTTCTAAATTCAGCTGCCTCTACTGCTACCGCACGTTGACCGAAAACATTGCCAATATTGCACAGGTCATCAGTACTTGTCTGGGCTCCGTATCGGTCCTTCCACGCAACAATGAAATCATTATAAGTCCAGTTATGCACGACACTCTTTGAGAATAACTCATCATTCCATTGTACAAACACAGCTCGTAGCTTAGACCATTCAGACTCACCATGGAATGACATTTCAACTAAGCTCCTAGTCATATGTTCAATAAGGAGCTCGTCCATCGACATAGCCGATGTAGCTACCCCTATGTGAAGTGGTTTGCATATACTTTCTATATCAAGCGGACCAACAACTGCGCCGTGTTCTTTAGACCATATGAATTTTCGTTTAAGGAATGATATGTCACTTGGTTTGTCCCATTTTCCGCTACTAGTGCTCTTATCGGCATTGGTAATGACCATACCTAACTGATCACAGTAACGGGTCAATGACAATTTATTGAAGGCCCTGTACATAAACTTCACAGTGCAAAAACAATCATCACCAAAAGTCTCGAGTCGCACTGCTGATCTAAAATTGTCACATTTTGGATATATAGTGAAAAGGCAACATCGCATCAACAATGATATAACCTGTCCGTCAATAACTGATGTCCCAAAGATACCTGATATCATCCTATTGAACATAACAATAAGTTCACCATCAATAACAGTGGGAGCAGATAGCAACCAATTGACCAATGCATGCATCGCTGTAATATCCTCGGCAGTATATCCACCAGCGCGTGCTACATCGATGTTACCGAGAAGAACGGCAGATAGCAAAAATGAACCTATACGCATATCAAAGGAGCTGAAATCGAACGCGGCCATGTTCTCACCGATGGCCGGCTTCATAAAATTCCACAATTGTTCCCAATCTGACGAGTATGGGTTGACTCCTACAGCGCTCTCGCTTACCACACGATCTTGTAGTATCGTTTCAAATACAGGCCCAAAATACTTCTTAAACAACACAGTCATCACACAATTGACACTAACTATTTTCCTAGCAACTTTTCCTTTAGGTCTGGGTTCCATTTTATTAGTTACTGTTGCCGCATGCTCAGGAACAATCAACTTTCTCAAATTGCCATCACCACGCCGGATATCTTTGATGAGCTGATCATTGAACCACCATTTTCCGTCCTCATCTTGATTCATATAATCCTTCTTTTTACCGCCATAGGGAAAACCCATAGCAGTAGAAGTGTCTATACCATGGACATACAAAGAATTTGGCACACCATTGGCACACTCATCCCAAGTCAGTGGCCGGATTTGACCATCGCAGTGCTTGAACTTGTCAATGTATGGTTTAAAGTAGTCACGTCTAGCAGCCTGAACTACTTCAGTAGGTGGACTTCGCGTATCCTCTAACACTGTTTTGATGTATTTCATGGATGCATCATAGCTCTTGATATCTGGGTTAGCTCCTGGTGTAGGGGTTGTCCACTTGCATGGATACCCCGCAAGTTCCATAGCTTCCGACATCGGTGTTCTGACAATCTTGTCCCGTTCGGGACAAAAAGATCCTACACGCCCAAAGTAATCAAAATGCAGTCCGTTACCATCTGGAAGGTGTGCTAGATTAGACTTATTTGTGATAGTCTGATCTCCCTTAATAAACTGGGTAAAACTCGGCAATGTCAGGTCAGGCATGTACATGTTATTGAATTTCGTACACGCGTGCTCAATCATACGTTGTGTTATGCATTGTGAAAAACCAAGCTTAGTGTTCTCATTAATTTTTCCCATAAAAATACTGTGGATAGTTGCCTTCTTTTCACCAACAATAACACTTGACCCACAATCACCATAATGAGTATCACCAACAAACTGTAAACCAGGAACACCGGGGTATTCATCGCCTGTGAACCGGTTGAGGGCCTTTGGTTTCACATTCACGTGTTCAATCTTAGATATTGGCACGACCTTTGGCACTCCATTAGCAGTTCTTGTGACAATACTGCCCACCTGGGAGTGTGGTAGTGTTGTTGTGCTAAACCGATTGACAATATCAGAGAATTGTACACGCTCCTTCAGACGCAACAATACGATCTCCGTGGTCCCAACATTCGTTTCATTAACACGAGGCTCATAGTCTATAGAAATAACGGCGTTCTTTACCTCAACACCATCAACAATTGTCGGTGACCGAATCAGGCGTATAGTGGTGGCTGTCTTAGGCAAAAAGTGTTGGCACACAAGTAATCTCGAGGTCTGAACAGCGGTGGCACGGGTGCGCATTGTCTCCTTGTCAGTGTCATAACTCAGCGTAACAACATTGTTAGCAATCGTATTGGTTAACTCAGACCCAGGTTGATGCACTAAAGGTGTCACGTGGTTCTTAACCCATTTCTCATAAAAGAATGGATCACGTGTGATGGAAGATGCCGGTTCACACATAACAGTACGAGACCAGCGGCCCCACACACACGCAGCAGAAAGTCCCATCGACAAACCAGTGCTAACAATAGGGCTCGCTTCACGAAACCTCCTATATGTGTTCCGTGCTGTTCGAATCTGCACCATTATGCTAGTGATTACATACTCGCGCTCGACTTTAAGTTCAACTCGAAGCATGTGGAGGGCATAGCCCAACGTCCCAATGCTCAATAATACACCAACAGGGGACATACAACTAACAATATGACACACGCAGAAGCCAAGAAAACCCATAGATGCACTCACAATTTGTTGTCCAAAACATCCACCCACAGCTGAGACACTTGTACAACTTGCTAATGCTATTGCCTTGTCGACATCAGTCCCAAAATTGGAGAAAGCTGCATGGTCAAACAGATCACTATCAGATAGCACTTCACTACTACTTACTGGTTCACCTCTGACAGTCTTCCACTCACAGTACTTGCTCCTAATCCACTTGACAATTTGTTCGTGCTGTGGCTCAGCAACCACACACCCATACGCGCACAGTGGTGCGCACAGAGCAGCAGTTGATATACCAACACGCCTCATGAAATTCATCAACACCGAACTATATACATGTTCGTTTATCTCGCGGGTGTGTGTGGTTTCCACGGCAGTTCTTAGAAGTTTGTCGTCAATATCCGCCTCAATCCACGTTGCATAGTGAAACACACGGGACTTGGCAACTACTCGCAAAACGCTATCAACTAAGATAAGCAGTTTATTCGCGAGAATATTGGGGTCGACATTTAGCCCCATAAGGTTAGCCAAGTGGAATTTTACAGACCCCAGATCATCAGCTAATAGTTTAACAGCTCGCTTTTCTGTCTGCTCGGCTAGGCGCGACACTGCTCTGCCCAACGCATTACTAACGACTTCATGCGCAGGATCCACAGAAACTCGTTGTAGTGGCTTCACAAGTAAATCCACATCAACCGGGTCGTCCACTTGAGGTACAAAGCTTCCACCATCTGGGTCACCAGCTCCTTCTGCGCTATCATGAATCCTAATCTCAGGTGGATCCTTAAGGGGAGGCTCACAGGTGCATGCGTCGTAACGGCATTTGCACTCCGCGCAGAAATGGTCTTGAAACACGGTAGTCTTTGTCAGTGTTTCTGCAAGTTCTTGTGTCTTCTTG